CCCCCCCCCCCCTTTTTTACTCCCGCTCACCCGTGCCTTTTTTTTTTGTGTTTGTGTTTTTTTTAAAATTTTTTTTTTTGGTTTGCTTCGTGTTTTTTTTAAAAATTTCTTTCTTGGTTTGCGTCGTGTTTTTTTTTTGCGAGTACTTCCTTCTCCCACATATAATTTTTCACGTAACATTGAGGCAGTTGCTTGGTCTAATCCATCTTCTTTATAAGCCCAAACATTTGTACAATCATTTACATCTGGAGTATTTGCATTCCTGCATATTGGACATGTTAATTTTCCTTCCATAATATTCTCTGCTCCTTCAAAACTGCAATATCTATTTATACAATCACTATGGAATTGGTGTGTGCAAACAAATTGATATACTAGTTTACTATTTAATGGATACCCGCATATTGCACAGTTATCTTCTTTGACATTTTTTTTTTTAACCCAGTATCCTTCTCCGCCTTTTTGTTTTTTTTTTCCGCCCATTTTTCTTTTGCGTTTGTGTGTTTTCTTTGATTGGTTAGTCATAAAGTTTTTCGCAACAACGTCCATTCTTATATAATAAATATATTAAAAAGTATCAGCCCGTTCTCGGGAAATGATTCGGTTTTCTTGGTTTGTTATAGAGAGTTCTTTCCAGAATATTGGCGGTTTTTGTTTACGCAAGATTGTATTTACACAACACAATCCTAACTGTACTGGTTGATTCTTAGACATTGTTGAATTTATGCAAATGTAATATACCTTAGTAGTCGTAGGATAATGTTAGTATAATAAATTTTTTATAATTCAATTTATTATATGAATTGGCTTATAATTTTAATATCAGTTATCGTAATTTGTTATTTAATTTATATTTACTATCCTATCAAAGAATCAATGCATAGTAAACCCATAAAAAAAATAAATATTGTTTTGCTTGGAGATTATATACTGCATGAACCCAAATCTCAACAATATCCTTCAATAAAAGAAATGTTCAAAGAGAAATTCCCTTTAGCAAACGTGAATGCATTCACCTCAGAATGTAAAACACTTGAAAAATTTAGAAATGAAATTAAGAAAATGTCACCGGGTAAATATAACAACAAAGATACCTATTTCTTTTTATCTATTGGATCTAGTGCCATACATAAAAATTTAATAAATTGTTCAAAAGTACATGATGTTAAACCAACGCAAACCAATTCGGGAAAAAGATCTAAGTGTTTATCAAGTAAACAGTTAGAGGAAAGTTGGATGCCTGAAATAGATATTCTTAAAGAAAAATTTAAGAAAGCTAAAATAATTATTATAGGAAGTTATTATCCAAAAAAAGGTTCCACGATTAAACTTTGTGACGAATTCTTGAAATCAAATAATATGTTACATGAAAATATTGAAACGTGGAATAATGATATATCTAATTATTCACAATGCGATAATACAGATAAATCACATAAAAAGAAGGATTGTAAAACAATAACCTATATTCCATTGAACAAATATATAAATCCCGATGAAGATCTTGAAAAGGACGGTTATACAATAAAAGCCCATTCTATAAAAAAATTAGCCAAGATTTTATTTCATGAAATCAAATAGTTGGTACATATTCCCATCTCAATTCATAGCAAATTTTTTTCCATATTTCATCTTGTTCTATTCTTTTTACTGGATCTTTCAACATTGGAAAAAATGGTAAAAACTGTGTCTCTCCTAATAACTCACACATTTTATATAAAACATAATAATAATTAAGAAAATTAACACGATCGTCCGGACAATGTTTGGCATATGGGCGTTGAATATCCATGAATAAACTACACAGTTTATCTTCTAATTCAGGACTCATTATAGGAGGTTTAATTCCTAGTTTATCTTTAATAAAATGAATATGTTCATAATATTTATTATAGCCTAATTTTTTTAAAATATCTTTTGCTTTTTTATTAGTCATTTGTTTTAAACTAATACGCTCTTTTTTAATTTGCAATTTAATGCTGATGAGAACCTCTTCGGGTATTTGGGTTGTTTCTTTTGCTTGAAATTGTGCAAGAATTTCACGAAAGTGATTAATTCTTTTATAGGCATAAAAACATACTTCTTTTGGAGGTTCTTTATACGAGGGTTTTTCATGTTCCACCAAATAAGAAAATCTATTTCCACATATTTTACATATTAACACCCCTTCATAATCCACAGAGATCAATTCACCTTTGCATCTATCACATACATCATGTTTGGTAGTATATTGTGAAATATCAAAAAAAGATTCATCAATATTTGTAAAATATTTTTGAATTGTTGAAAGTTCTTCTATTTCTTCATTATTTTCATTTTTATTTTTATCAAAAAATGAATGTAATATTCTGGTTTTATTATTTCCTTTTGACGTATTTTTTTTCTTTTCAAAATAATTAAACACGTGTTCTACATTATCTAATAAATAATTTTTTTTGATTTTTTTTTGATTTTTATATCTATTCTAATTTGCTTGAGTTGATCTTTCAATTCAAGTTCTTCTTCGATATTTAGAACAGTTTTTAATTTCTTTTTAATTTGAGTTTTTTGTTTAATTAATGTGGGTAAAAGAGTGGTTTCAGTTATTTTAAATTCATTCATTTTTTCTTGGTGTTTACTATCAACCGTGCTATTATTTCTGTTTTTTTTCCCAATTTTTTTAGTTGCTTTGGGTTTGAAAGATGGCATATATATAACTATTAATTAAGTATTTAATTTAATTTTTAAGCAAATGCTTCTTTGTGTAGAAATTGTCAATCTCTTTTCTCTCCAATTAATAATGGATATTCATGTAAATGACTGTCAGGAAACCACAATTAATACTATTAAATTACATAAAATGGCATTTTTATACAATGCTTTAGAAAACGGATGGGCTGTTAAAAAGAACAATAACGCATATATTTTTACTAAAAATCATGAAGGTAAAAAAGAAGTATTTTTAGATGATTATCTCAAAGGATTCATGAAGGAGAACTTTGACATGAATAAAATTTTAGATAATTAATTCGATAATTTAATTCGATTAATTAATGGTTTTCCGTAAAATTTTTTTCTTTAGCAATATTATAACAATGGGAGGAGGATTAATGCAACTAGTAGCCTATGGCGCACAAGACGTCTATTTGACCGGAAACCCCCAGATTACTTTCTGGAAGGTGACCTACCGCAGACACACTAACTTCGCAATGGAATCTATTGAACAGACCTTTAACGGCCAAGCCGATTTCGGTCGCCGTGTACAATGCACTATCTCCAGAAATGGTGATTTAGCATACCGCACTTACCTTCAGGTAACTCTTCCAGAGATTGGGCAAGATTCTTGCTGCAATCCTAAAGAGTGCGTAAAGGTTTATGCTCGCTGGTTGGACTACCCAGGTGAGCAGCTTATCTCTATGGTTGAGGTTGAGATTGGAGGTCAGCGCATCGATCGCCAGTATGGTGACTGGATGCACATCTGGAACCAACTTACCCTTACCGCTGAGCAAGAGCGTGGATACAATAAAATGGTCGGGCAAACAACCCAGCTTACTTACTTAGTTGACCCTTCGTTCGCTGATGTTGACTCTGCCTGTGCCAACAACACTGTCCCTGCAGCAGTATGCGCCCCTCGCAATGCTTTGCCTGAGACTACCTTGTACGTACCACTTCAGTTTTGGTTCTGCCGTAACCCAGGTTTGGCATTGCCTTTGATCGCACTTCAGTACCACGAAGTCCGTATCAACCTTGAGCTTCGTCCTTCGGATGAGGTTCTTTTCGCTGTCACCAGTCTTGATGATGGTAGTTCTGGTCCCGCAGGCGCACGTAGCGTTCAGGCCGGTACATCGGTCAAGGATGCCGTTTCTTACCAGAAATCCCTTGTTGCTGCTTCGCTTTACGTTGATTACGTTTTCCTTGATACGGATGAGCGTAGACGTATGGCCCAAAATCCACATGAGTACCTTATCGAACAGCTTCAGTTCACTGGAGATGAATCCGTTGGTTCTTCATCCAATAAGATCAAACTTAATTTCAACCACCCTTGTAAGGAGTTGATCTTTGTTGTTCAGCCTGACTCCAATGTTGACTACTGTTCTTCATTTTTGAGTGGAACATTCCTTAATGCCGCATTGGGTGCTCAGCCATTTAACTACACCGATGCCCTTGATGCACTTACAAACTCCATCGCTTCTTTCTCCGGACCAGCTGGCGTTTACCTTGATTCAGAAGGTGTAGCTGATGCAAACGGCGCCTTTATTAATCAGGCCAAGGGTGGTATGTTCCAGGATCCTGGAGCTGATACTAATCATTCTGTTGGCATCCAGTGGGGCGAAGCATTCGACGAGACCAACCCGATGGCATGGAACGATCCTACGTATGCCAATAAAAGTGAATATTCAAATAATGATATCAACGGTGGTTTTGACTGCTTTACACCAACTTGCAAAACTTGGTCACCAACCTGCACTGCCCCTGCAATGAATATTCCATTCCCAGTTCAGCACATCCCTGACTCTGGTGTTTCGGATGCCGGTGCCTTCGTTCTTGCGGAGACCGCTCTTAACTTGCACTGCTGGGGACAAAACCCTGTGGTTACTG